TTTCAAATTCATCGTAGATGATATTGAAACTAACATGTCACATGTAAACTTCAAGGAAATTGCATCTTCAAGTGCAGCTTATGCTCTTAAAGATTCATACGATGCTGCTGTTTTAGCATCAATGTTCGCAGGTGTTTCAGCTTCAAGCCCAGACCATATCATTGGTTCTGATAGTGCTACAGCAGATGCAACATTGTCACATGCAACCAATTCAGTCGACCTATTAGGTTCTGACGGAACTGGTGTTGATGCATTAGACTTAATGGCTAGAATGGCTAGAAAATTAGACGACCAAAATGTACCTGAAGAAGGTAGATGGTTTGTCGCAAGCCCAGACTTCTATGAAGAGCTAGGCAAATCTGGTTCTAAGCTATTGTCAGTTGACTTTAATGCAGGTCAAGGTTCTATTAGAAACGGATTAGTTTCAAGTGGAAAACTTAGAGGATTTGATATGTACAAATCTAACAATATCGCTGCTACATCAAATGCAAGTGGTAAAGTTATGGCTGGACACATGTCATCTACAGCTACTGCTAATACAATTCTTTCAACAGAAGTTATCAGAGACCCTAGTTCTTTTGGTGACATCGTGAGAGGCCTTCATGTCTACGGAGCAAAAGTTCTTAGACCAGAAGCATTAGTAAGTGCATTCTACGTTATTGACTAATAACTACTCGGAGGGGTCTTAACTGACTCCTCCATTTTTAATTTAGGAGAGAAATCATGCCAATGGGTAAAGGAACATACGGTAGTCAAAAAGGACGACCAAAAAAAGACAAACGAGAACAAATGTATGTAGGCAGTATGCCTGGTAAAAGAAAGAAAATGATGGGTGGAAGTATGATGCATTCTGATAAAAGAATGATGAAAGGTACTGGTGGACGTATTCAATATATGGACGGTGGGCCAGTTACAGATAACATCCCTATGGCTACACCTAACTAATCATGGCTAAGGGTGTAAAACATTACAAACGAGATGGTACTGAGCATAAAGGAAGTATGCACAAAATGCCTAATGGTCAGCTACACACAAACAAGTCTCACACTAAAACAAGTGTAAGGCTTTTTCATTTTAAAGACTTAAGTAAAAAAGCAAAACTAAAAGCTAGAGGCAAGAAGTAATGGCAACAACCTATTTAGAATTAACAAACCAAGCATTAAGAGAACTTAATGAAATACCATTAACATCTGTTAACTTTGGAGATGCTGTAGGTTTACAGCAGTTTGTAAAAGATTCTATTAATAGGTCAATTTTTGATATTGCAAATGAAGAACCTCAGCTACCTTTCTTTAGTGCTGGAGTAAGTGGAGGTACAGACCCTTTCTATGGGAATGTAACTGTAGCTACTGTAGCAGGACAAAGATGGTACACATTAAAAGCTGGAAGTTCAGATATAACAACAGACTTTGCTTCAATAGATTGGGATGACTTTTTTATTACAACAGTAGGTGTATCTGGAGAAACTGCTCCATTTGTATCTAAAGGATTAAATTATATTACTTTAGATGAATGGACTAGATATTACAGAGACCAAGAAAATTTAGATGATGCTGATAGCCAGAATCATGGTGAACCTCTTAGAGTATACAGAAGTCCAGATAATAGAAAGTTTGGATTAAGTCCTATACCTGACAAGGTTTACAATATTCATTTTTATGCTTTTGAAAAGCCAGTAGCTTTATCAGCTCATGGAGATACGATAGCTTTTCCAGACCAGTATGCAACTGTAATTACTGCTAGAACTAGATACTATGTCTGGCAATTTAAAGATAGTCCTCAACAAGCAGCTTTTGCTTTGGAAGATTATAAGAAAGGTTTAAAACAAATGAAATCAAATCTTATGAATCCTCAGCCTAAGTATATTACTGACGATAGGACTTACTTTTAATGGCAAACTCACAACCGTTTACAGTAGCTTGCGAAGGTGGATTAATAAAATCTACAAACTCGTTAGCTTTATTAAGAACTCCAGGATTTGCTACAAAGCTTAGAAACTTTGAAGTAGGTACTGAAGGTGGTTATAGACGAGTTAGTGGCTTTACTAGATTTGGTGGAGATGATGCTGTTAATCCTAGTGGTACAAATAAAGTATTAGGATTACAAGTTTATGCAGATGGAGTCATAGCTTGTGCAGGAGATGGTATATTTTTTAGTCAAGACGGAACTAGCTGGCTACAAATAAACAGAACAGGAGTTTCATCTAGTGGAGATAATTACTCTACATTTACAGGTCGAAACTTATTAGCTAGAACTAATCAAGGACAATGTACATTTGATATCTTTGAAGGTGCTAGTGACTTTGGTGATGTCTTAATAGTAGACGGAGCTAATAAACCATTCAGATTTAGAATGGAAGGAACAGGAGTTCTAACAAGTAGAACTTTTATAACAGAGGAGATTACAGTAAGTGGAACTGTAGCTCCTAAAGTAGGAACAATCCACGACAAACACTTTGTTGTTGCTGGTGATGCTGCTCAAAAGAATACTATATTTTTTAGTGGGGTCAACGAGATAAACAACTTTAGTGCAGCTACGGCAGGTAATATATCTTTAGAAGATGCTGTAGTTGGAATTAAAAGTTTCCGTAATGAATTATTTATATTTTGTAGAGAGAGTATTCACAAGTTAGTAAATATAAATGATTCAAGTACGATAGCTATAGTACCTGTCACAGACAACGTTGGTTGTTTAGATGGCCAAAGCATACAAGAGATTGCTGGTGACTTAATATTCTTAGCACCAGATGGTTTCAGAACAGTTGCTGGTACATCAAGAATTGGTGATATTGAGTTAAGTAGTATTAGTAAACAGATACAGCCTTTAGTTCAAAAGATAGCAAAAGGAATAAATAACTTTACTATCAGTAGTGTAGTTATAGGAGACAGGTCACAATATAGATTATTTTACGTAGATGCAAGTGCAGACACTACATCTAGTTCTAAAGGAATTATAGGAACACTACGACCAGGTTCTACTGCTAATCCACAAGCAGGATTTCAATGGTCAGAAACATTAGGTATTCAATGTCCAGCTATAACAGCAGGATTTGATAGTCTAGGATTAGAGAAATATTTTCATGGAGATTTACAAGGTAAAGTTTATCTACATGATGAAGGTAATAGTTTTGATGGAGCAAATGTAATTGCTGAATACGAAACTCCAAATATTGATTATGGAGATTTAGGAACATTAAAGACTTTACATTTTATAAAAATATCATTTGGCCCAGAAGGTGAGGTAACTCCAGTATTAAGAGTTAGATATAATTACGATGACCCTAACCACCCTCAGCCATCAGATTTTATATTAGACAGAATACCTCCCCCATCACTATTTGGGGATGCTAAGTTTGGCATTGGAGCAGTTTTTGGTGCTTCAGAAAAACCGTTAGTAAGACAACAACTACAAGGGAGTGGACATAGTAATATGTTCAGAATTAGAAGTGACGATACAAAGTCTCCATATACAGTAAATGGTTTCTTTGTAGATTATGTACCTTCAGGCAGGAGATAAAAAATGGCAGGATATATAAGACAAAGCACGTTTTCAGATGGCGATACCATTACAGCAGCAATATTTAATAATGAATATAATGGATTGGCAAATGCTTTTAACAATCAAACAGGACACAAGCACGATGGCTCGGCAGCAGAAGGGCCAGTTATTGGTGTTATCGGAGATGCAGGAGTAGTTACTCCTCTCAATAAAGTATTAATAGATACTACAAATGACCACATTGAATTTTATATAGATGATTCAAGTAGTTCAGTACAGCAAGTTTACATAGGTAATGGAGTTATTGCACCTGTCACAGATAGCGACATTGACTTAGGTACTAATGCTTTACGTTTTAAAGATGCTTACATAGATACAATAACTACAACAAGTAATGTTTCTGTAGGAGGAAACCTGACTGTCACAGGTACTACTACATTAAACGGAGGAACATTAACATTAGGAGATGCAGCATCAGACAATGTTGTTTTTGGTGCAGACGTAGACTCCAGTATTATTCCAGACGATGACGATACGTATGACTTAGGTTCAACAACCCAAGAGTGGAGAAATTTATTCATTGATGGTACTGCTAATATTGATAGCTTAGTATTAGGTAGTGGTGAAACTGTTACAAGTATTCTTGATGAAGATGGATTAACTTCTAATAGTGCTAGTGCTTTAGCAACTCAACAATCTATCAAAGCTTATGTTGATGCTCAGGTAACAGCACAAGACTTAGACTTCCAAGGTGATTCAGGTGGAGCATTATCTATTGACTTAGATAGTGAAAC